CATTTGAACCCCAGCATCATCTACTCCAGCCAAAACATTTGTGCTAGTTCCAATAGTGGCTTGTAAATTGTTGACTGCTGTTTGGGCAGCATCAATAGCAAGGTTTGCTTGAGTTAATTCGGTTTGTGCAGTTACTTGTGCTGTAGATGCGTCTGTTTTTGCTGCAACGGCTTCAGATATTGCTGTCTGAGCCTCTGTTATTTGTGTTGTTATATTATTTATGGCGGTAGTTGCAACAGTTACTGTAGCCTTTGCATCTTGAACTACCTGAGAACTTTGATCTATTGGGGTAACAGATAAATCAACATTATTAATAGTATTAATAGCGGTTTGAACATTATTTATTTCTGTATTAGCCAGAGATATTTTTGTGGCTACCTCTGCTGTAATGCCTTGGGCTTGGGAATATTCGGTTTGAGCCTGTGTTATTTCAGTTGTAGAATTTACAGTAGCATCTATGGCTTGCTGTACTTCTGTTGTAGCTGTTCCAAGGGCTGTGTTTACCGCCTGCTGTGCTGGACTTACTACTACCTGTTCTGATCCGCCCACTTCTGTCCCGTAGGCTACGCTTGGCCCAACTAAAAAAAGCCAGCCGCTAACAAAAGCGCCTAGCAAAAAGAATTTAATCTTTCTAGTCAATTAACTACCTCAAATGTTACATAACTTATTTAAGTAACATTTGAATTATATCATCTAAATGATGTTAAATTAAACTAGTTAACTACTTTACATTGTCTGTTTTATAGAAGCCATTACCTTTAAACTGTATACCAAATGACCCATAGTGCCTTTGCATTTTTTTACCACAGGAAACGCATAAATAGCTTGGCTCAACATCAGCAATAGATCTTTCTTTTGAAACAATCCTACTTAAATCACACTCACACTTATACTCGTAAATAGGCATTACTTACCGCTCTGTTTTCTTTTTTCAGCTAAAGCAACAAAATCTTTGACCTTAGTTTCTCCCATGTATCCCCACGCATAGCCGTCTTCAATCATTTGTTCATTTACAGACTTTACGTTTCCGTCTAGATAAACCCAACCAAGGATTCTTCCATATTTTTCCGAGCTATCTGGCTTTTCTGTTTTTACTACTATAACTTTTGCGTCTTTAAATTTTGATTTAAGATAATCTTTTGACTCAAGTCCTAGAATTTTTTCTAGCTTATCTGTTGTTCTTGACTCTGGGGTGTCTATCCCAGCCAACCTTAATCTTTGAGAATAAGAAATACTGAACCCTAAATCGATGTCAACATCGATAGTATCTCCGTCCACTATCTTTGTTACTTGTTTAACTCTGTATTCAAACATTATTCCCCTTAAATTTTAAATGAGCAGTTTGCGGACGTACTCAGGTCCATCCTTCGGGTAGCGACCCGAATAACCTGCGACTCCCCAGTGACGGGGTGCAGATCTTTATTATACTATTTATTTGATCTTGATGATCTTTGGCTTCTTCTCTTCTGGCAGAATACGTACAATATCAATTTTAAGCATTCCATCTTTTAGTTCCGCTGCCTTTACTTCCATATATTCACCAAGAGCCCACTCACGAGTAAATTTACGGGCAGCAATTCCACGATGGATAAACTTAGAATCATTATCCTCTGTGCTTAATTCTCCCTTTACAGTGAGCTTGCCGTCTGCTGTTGATAAATCAATATCTGTTTTAGCAAATCCAGCAACTGCTAGTTCGACAACAAAGTTGTCTTCGTCTATCTTGATTACGTTATATGGTGGATAGTTAGTTGCACTCGATACTGTTTGAGCGTTGCTCCATGTATTTAAAGCTCTATCGAATCCAATAAAAAAAGGATCCTTGAAAAGATCCCATGTATATGTTGTTACCATTTTATTCCCCTTTCAAGCGAATAAGTTATATTAGGACCCCATTGGGCATCCTAATATAATTATATCAAATTGATTTTAAAAAGTCTAAAAAATCTTCTTTTCTTTTTCTTGCATTTTTTCTTCATTTGCTGTTGCTGCATACAGGGCTCTTTGGTGTGCAGATGCCCTACTTTTGCTTGGATGGCATCCTTTTAATTCGCCTTTATCATTTACTACTGCGAATCCTTTGCAGCCAGCGTAATTTTCTTTTATATTATATGGCATTTTGTCTCCTAGTTATTTGGAATTTCTGGCATATCAATTGGCAATACGCCCTTTTCTTTAGCTATTTTAAAGCCCTCTGGACTTAATGTAATTGTAGCCTCAAGGTCTTCGTCGTATTCTATTTCAATTAGTCCTGATTCAAAGAGATTTAGTAAAGTATTATCGACATAATTCATGTGGGATTGCCATAATTCTGGTGCAATTTCTTTGGCATCTTCACTTATTGCAAAGATCATCTCGCCGTCTTCTGAAACCCCAGCTGCCTCAATGGCACCTATTTCAATATAATGGGCCAACCTAAGATCGTCGTCATCGTAATCATCTGAACCATAGTCCATATCTCTATTATACTCCTTAAGTTATGCCTGTGCGTTTATTTTTATATTTAAGTCCGCAGAGTCAGACTTGAACTGACGATAACCGAATTATGAGTTCGGGGCCTTAACCAACTTGGCTACCTGCGGTTAGCCTATTGTATTGTGCCATCGTCATTCTTGTCAATGGTTGTCTCTACTATTTGTTGAACATAATCAGAAAAATGTTTTCTAATACTGCCCATAGGCCTAGACCCAATAGTTTTCCACAACCTCTTATATTCCATTACATTTGAAAATGTTGTAGGGCAAAGCATCAAGCCGTTGTATTCCCTTAATACTGTAGGGAGTGGAACATGCTTACCACAACATTTACATTCTTTAGCTTTATCTTGATATATACTCATAGTATTTCCATTCCTTCTAGTACATCCTTTAACTGTTCTGGCATCCTTGGTGGACGTATAAGATTGGTTCTTACAGTAGTCTCATCTTCCCTATCCCAAACTAGTGTGTCGTAAGTGTGTATTTGCACTTCATCATCATTATCTTTTTTAGTTTTTCTTATGGAGTTATAAATAGATCCACAAACAGCATCAGCCAAGTCTTTGGAACCTTTTCTTGGGTGATCAACTTTGTCCCTCATAATCTTTAACTGCAATAATTCATCTATTAGCAGTGGTACGTGAGGTCCAGATAATCTTTCTTCTAAAACAATCATTGCCATATCGTCGTAATGTTTTTTACCAACAGACAATGTCTCTGTATTAATTCCATACTGTCTTAATTGCTGCATCATGTCGTGAGAGTTCCATCTGTCAAAAGTACATAAGCGGATATTAAATCCTGCCGATCTTAATGATAATATATAATCTCTTACTTCAGAAAAGTCTACAGACTTGTCTGCTGTTGGAGTCCAATATCTAACCGCATCAACTTCTACAATTGCAGCTGGCTGTGAATATGTATCGGTAACCTTGATGTTAACCCAATTACGAACATGAGACATGGCTACTGCACAATGGTCATGCTTTTGTGCAAGGTCTACGTGCATAAAATATTCTTTATTTTCGTCTGGCTTAAACCAAGACTCTAGTCTTCCAAAATCATCTATGGCAAGCGCTGTGTTACTGAAAGCTTTCTCAATCTTTTCTCTTGACTTAAAGAATGCATCTACTGCTTCTGGTGGCATGCATGCGAATCTGCTTAAGGCATCTGGCATGTCTCTATAAAAGTCTACCTTAAAATCTTCAATTTTTTTAGTTGGATTAACGTCCCATGTTGGTCTCTTAATTGCATATGTTCTTGGGAAAAGGTATGACTTAATGTGATCTTCTTCCCACTCAACAGTAAATTCATTTCCTTCTGTGCCATCTGGAAGCTCTTCTTCCATCTTTAAAAGCTTACTTCTAACAACTGTTTCTTTCTCTGCAATTACTGCATCATAAAATTTTTGAATTGGATCATTCTTAAAACGTGGAAAAGAAAGCAATATAACCTTTCCAAAGTCTGGGAAACGGGAAATTACGGATCCACGATACATTGAATATATAGCATCAGCTGTTTTAGCCTGATCGTGTCCAGTAGTATTTTCTGTGGCAAAGCCTGATATTTCATCTAGAATAACAGCGATAACGTTATATCCTTCCCAAGCCTCTCGTTCTGAGTGACCAGAATAAACATTTACGCTTTTATCAAATTTAATTTCAGAAGCTTTCGGTTCAAATTTTCCTACAAACCATGGGGATCTTTCAATACGTGTTTTAAATCCTTTAAAGAAAACGTTGTTTGCCTGCTGAGCGTTAATAGCAATATTAAGAATATCAATCGTATCTCCAGGAGGCTTTCCATAATATGTGGCTGGATCTTTAAGGCATAAAAGTAAATATACTATATAGGCTACAGATATAGTAGAACAATAATCTTTTCCAGAACCCTTACCCAATTGAGCAACAACTTCGTTACATGTTTGCTTAAATCTTATGCGACCATCCTCTTCACCAAACAATTTAATAAGAGTAGCCTCTTTATAAATCTGAGAAGATTTTTCAATCAATGTATATTGATATTCGGAAAGTGGTGGCAGGCCAAGATACTCTGCTCCAGTTACAAATGTGTGCAGATCTACTGGACGCTCATCAAACTCTTCGCCATCCAATATATCAATTAGGTCATTAAAATTAAGATCCATCTAAGCTTTCTTGCTGTAGTACTACTGGCTCGATAACTCCAGTAATTTGTGATAATCTTTTTGCAACATCCATCTTACATTTTGGACAATTTGCAGTAACTTCTTTTAAAATTTTTACAAGGATGTCCTGCTTATGTTCAGTCTCTGCTATCTGTGTTGCTAGCTCTGCATTATCTAAAAGTCCAACCTCTTGAAGCATTCCAATTCTTTTGCCTTCAATATCAGCAATTAGCTTTAATGAGGTAGCCTTTACGTTTAATTGACCTGCTTGGTCTGCATCCTCTACGGTCTTCCAGGCTTCTTTAATTAGCATGGCGTAGTGTTGGTCTGCCCCGTTGATGGCTTCCTTTGCCCTTTCACGGGCCGTAGAATCGTTTCTAACGACTTCTTTCCACTGGTCTATATGTTCTATAACCTCTGATCGCTTAAAGCCCGTTATAGTGGCAATCTGGGTAGGATTATTACCCTTCAATAGTTCGCTTATTACTTTATTCATGCGATCATAATGATCGGCTAGTTCAATTTCCATAGATATCCATTATAATCCTAGTCGACTAAAAAATCAACTAGATTGATCAATTTTTGCCCTAGCAATCTTATATAGAACTAGATATCCGATTAAATCATCTATATCGTTATCTCCAGCAAAGCCTTGGTTATTCTTTACTCTGTTTAATTTGTCGTCTATTCTTACCTTTAATTGCTCTGTTGAGTCCGCCGTTGAAAATATCCTTGCTGGCTCCAAGGCTGAGTTGCCGTATGAAATATTTTTTTCAACTAGCATGTGTGCTATCTCGTGGCAGGTGTCCCATATTTTCATTCCAGCTGGTGCTCCAACTGAACGTAAGTATAAATCCTGACAACTAAAGTTTTTTACATCTTCGTATACTGGCTTAAGCATTATCTTCCTCTCTAAATTTTGCTATAAAGACTCCTGTTTGTGGGAACTCTTTGTATTCTACTATATTGCTAAAGTTTTGTAAAACCTTTTCTGTGGTCCAGTCTTCTTCTACATGAACCTCATATGGATTATCATCCACAGCCCCCTGTGGATAATGAATTATTGGAATAGATATTAAGGCATAGGTGGCATCCTTTGCAATTTTACTCCAAAGCGTGGTGGCGTCTTCTATAGACATATGCTCTAGTATATCTCCAAGGATGACTAGGTCAAATTTAAAATCAGTTATAGTTCTTACGTCTACGGGATATATAAAGTCATATCTTTCTTCTAGACTGTATTTAATTATTGATGGATACCATGCCTCTACACCTAAAACAATTACGCTGTTCCCCATATTAGACTTAATTAAATCTAAGTATGTACCAGCTCCCGCTCCACAATCCAATACAGTCTTCGGATTTATTTCTTTAATTTTCTCAATAGCCCATGGTTTATTTTCTGGATCTGAGTATCCCATTATGTCAAAACCTTTCTCTGCTGCTTTGTCTGAAATGTTGACTCTAATCCAGAAATCTTGCAATACAATTTTGAGGTTGGCTTTACTGTATAACAAATATACTTCTCTGGCTGTCTAAAATAATAATAATCAATTGGTAAAGATATGATGTTGTCATATAAATCATCTATAACTTTTTGTGCTGCTTTTCTGTTAATCACATAGCAAAGGCATGACCAGTCTTGATAGGAACGGCATACGTCTTTTTCCTCTGGATAAAACTCCCCAGTATTTGTATTCCCAGGAGCATAGTAAAAAAATAGATCCCATTCCTC